ACAACAGCCCAGACGGAACCGCGACGCATCCGTGGCTTGCGCTGCTTGGCGGCACGGACGCGGAGTCGCTGGCCAACCTGGCGAAGCTCATAAACTTCGACGGCGTGCGCGGCGTGGACTTCAGCACGACGCTGGGCGGTCCAAGCTCCATAGTATCAGCCACCAGCACGCCGACAACGCTGGTCGTTACCGCCTTCAGCGTGTACGCAGACGGCAACGCGATCGTGACCACAGTCCCGTCGGGATCGTTCCTGACTTGGGGCGGTGGTACGCTGGCGGGCGGTGGCACGCACGCGCTGAGCGGCGTTGCTGTGCCGGACGGCGTTGGTATCAAGGCACTCGCCACCGTCTCTAGCTTTGTGCTCGCGTCGGTCGCCAATTCACAAATGTTCTTCTGGCTTGAACCGGGCGCGACGACGATCGATCCGCTCAACTTTGCCGAGAAGGAATCCAACCCCGACAACATTGTGGACATGTTGACCGTCGGCGATCAGGTGATGATTACAGGCCAGGGATCCACGGAGAACTGGTACGCGACAGGCGACCCTGACGCGCCATTCTCTCCCGTCGCAGGGCGCGTCTATGCGCGCGGCACCGTCGATGGAACGACCGTGGTGGTGAAGGACAGCGTCATGTGCATCGGCGATGACGGTATCGTCTACCAGATGGGCTACTCGTCCGGCTCCAGCGTCCCATGGGGCACGCACCGCGTCAGCAACAACGGCATTGAAGAACGCATCCGTACACAGTTGCGCCGCGAACAAGGACTTGCAGCATGATTATCTTCGAAGATGGCCTCTCGCACTATGGCGCCACGTCTTCTGTCGCGAAAGCAAACATGCTTTCTGGAGTGTGGGCGGAACTTCCAAGCACCGGCACGCAAGTTTTTGGCGGTGTTCCGGCGTGGGGTGCGCGAACGCTCGGCTCATTGGCGGCTTCAAATCACGGAGACTTCAATGGGCTGCGTCTCGCGCTCCCGTCGACTTACACCGCGTTGTTGGTGTCGTGCGGCTATTCGATGGAGACTCTGCCCGCCAGCAACAACTTGAACGCCATTGTACATTTTCGCACTGCCGCAAACGCGAGCATCGCTTACGTCTGTGTAGAGTCTAACGGCGCAGTTTCGCTGCGCGGCTCTGACGGCACTGTTTTGGCACAGACGGCTGGGCCGGTCATCGTTGCGCAGACCTGGCAGTTCATCGACATGAAAATTGATACGGTTGGCGAAACTTTCGTCATGTACGTTGATGACCCCGACACCCCAGTAATGAACGTGTCGGGCTTGTCGCTGGCGAGCGCGGCGATAGGCCAGCTGCGGTTTATCGACGGTAGCCTTACGATCAATCGAGAAGGTACACCGTGGATAACGGACATTCGTGTACGCGACACGACTGGTACTTATAACAACGGCTTCGATGGCGACATTCGGATTGCGACGTTGTTTCCGAACAACGACACCAATGTAGCCGGATGGACGGCGCGCCCGCGCAAGAAGCTCGGCACTGGCATTCTGGACAACCGCGCGAACACCAATTCGTGTGTGACAGCAGCCAGTTCGACGCAGACCGACCTTGGCAGCGGCGATTTTACGATTGAGCAGTTCGTCCGCTTCTTCGCGCTTCCGACGGGCTCTAATAAGGCGCAGATCTTCGGCAAGTGGGACGAAACCAACAATCGCCGCAGCTATCAGCTTTACATGGGCGGTCCGACGCTCGAGAGCGGTACGACGGTGTTTCGCATCTCCACCGACGGCCAAGCCGGAACGGTCGCCGAAATCTTCCAGTGGCCGTGGACGCCTGAGCTAAACCGCTGGTATCACGTCGCTGTTTCGCGCGCGAGCGGCGAGACGCTGTTCTTCATTGATGGTGTACAGCAAGGCTTGCCAGCGGCGGACGCCAACACCTACTTCGCCGGCGCCGCGACGACCTCCATCGGCGCGCAATGTGACGGTACGACAAGTGCCATTGCAAACACCGCGCTCAACGGCTTCATCGACGAAGTGCGTCTGACGGTCGGATTCTGCCGCTACGACAGCAACTTTACGCCGACCACAGTGCCTTTCCCGCGCAACAGTACGGACGACCCTGACTTCGCCGACGTGGCGCTACTGTGTGGCTTCGACAGCGGGGTAAACGACGAATCCAGCTTTGGGCGCCTTATGACGGCGCGCAACGGTGCGGTGCAGAACACGCCCGACGACGGTTCGTTTGCATATCAGACAATCAACCAGCACACGCCGCGCGACGACACGTTCATTGAAGCTGCACTCATCCCCGCCGAAGGCACGTTTACCCTCACCGGACTGCCAACAGCGGGTAAAATTGTCACCGTTGGAACGAAGGACGGCAGCACGGCCGCTGTCTATACGTTCGTGGCCGCGCTCACCACTGCGTTCGACGTTCTTATCGGCGTCGACGCAGACGCCACAGTTGCCAACCTCGTCGCTGCGATAAACGCGGCCGCAGGAGCGGGGTCACTGTACGGCACCGGCACGACGGCGAATTTCGACGTGAGTGCGGTACAGCTTCCCGTTGACCAGATGCTTGTGACGGCCAACACACCAGGGACCGCCGGTAACGCAATAGCTTCCACCACCAACGAGCCGAACGGCTCTTGGGGCGGCGCAACGCTCTCCGGCGGCGAGGATATTCCCGGCGCGAGCGAGTTCAGCTTTGATCGTCTCCCTCCGGAAACGACGGTGATACGTTCGGTTTCGGTCTTCACGCGCAACTTCAAATCCGACACTGGAACGTGCTCCGTGCAGTCTTCCTTCGTGGGGCCGCACGGCGCGGCGACGGCCGGCGCAGACAACAGCATTGGCACCAATCCAAGCTACTACCAAGACCACTATGAGACCGATCCCGATACCGGCGTGGACTTGACCCCGACAACCATTATTGGCGGAAGGGTGCGGGTAAACCGCACGACTTAAGGTGTGGTATGACCGTGGCGCTCGCTGCGCGAACATCTCAGGTTGCTGCGCTGGTTTCGACGCCGTTCAAACAGGCGCCGTCCCCACGCACATCTCAAGTCGCGATGCTGGTTTCATATGCGCCGCCTTCGGCGCGCAAGGCGCAGACGACTCAGATTGCCGGTTTGGTCGCTCTCCAACGTGAGGTTTATACCGTGCCTGGTACATCCCAAGTCGTCATGCTTGTCGCTTACAAGACTGGTGTTCCAGACCAAAGCCGCACGCGCGCGTGGTCGTTTACGCTCGACGGTCATACGTTCTATGTGCTGAACCTCGGCCCTGAAGGTACGTTCGTCTACGACATATCGACCCAGCAATGGGCGCAGTTCGATACGCAAGGCTTCGGCCAGTGGAACCTCGTCAACGGAACGATGTGGGGGCAGAGCCGCATTGTCGGCGGCGATTCCGTTAACAGTTATGTGTGGGAGCTTAACCCGTCCGCCGTGCTTGACGAGGAATGGCGCGACATCGCGCATGTGGTGACCGGCGGCGTTCAGACGCGCTCGCGCACCTTCCACTCTGTTGAGGCGCTGCGCGTCACCGCGTCAGTTGGGCAGATTGATGAAGTCAACGGCGCGACGTTCACGCTTAAGTACAGCGACGACAACGGTAAGACCTGGAGCGATCCGTTCACGATCGAACTGACGCAGGGTAACTATGACGACGAGCTGGCCTACCGCTCGCTGGGTGCGTTCATGGCGCCCGGCCGCATCTTCGAACTCAGCGACAGCGGTGGCCTGATCCGCATCGACGGCGCGGATGTGTTTGTTGACGGCTTCGACGAGGACAACAACGCGCCCACCCAGCCGAACGGGAGCTAGGTGTGATTTCCCGCGTCGACCCGCTGCATTGGCAAGTCCCCATCACGGACAAGAATGGCTTCCCGACCCCTGAGTTCCAGCGCAAGTGGGCGCAGCAACACGACGTCAACAGCAGTGTCCCCGACGTGTCGGGCGGCGCGGCGGGTGCGCTGCTCTACAAGCTCTCCTCCGCCAATCTTGATGTGGGTTGGTCGACGGGGTTGGTGTGGGATGAGACGAACGACGTGTTGTCTATTGGCGTCGGCGCTTCAGGTGGTCTACGGACACAAGTCCTCTACGACCCGTCCGCGCTAAACGCGGGGGCGGTCATTAACAACTGGCAGACCGTCGGTGGCGCAAACACTTCACAAAACATCATTCATCTGAATTACGGCTTGCAGCTTACGGGCGCGAATAATGCGCTTCACGCTGTTGCTACCCAAGGTGCCGTTCTTTGGGACAGTACCGGCGCGCTGCTTGACGCGACAGGTAGCTATTCCAATGTTCGGGCGCGCGGCACGACGGGCGGCGTTATTAGCGATGCGCGGGCTTCACGAACCCAGATAATCACCTCCGGCGCTGCGCAAGTGACCGTTGGCGAAGGTCTTCTGGCAGAGAGTCCGTCAATCAGCAACACATCAACAATAGGTACGCTCTACGGCGCGCGCATCAAGTCCCAAAAGACCGGCGCGGCGGTAACGAAGGGCTACGGCGTCTATGCAGAGGGCACATCCGACCTCAACGTCCTCGCCGGCCGCACGACCATTGGCTCCGCAGCCGATCCCACAGCATCTGTCGCGCTCGATGTGAACAGCACCACCGGCGCGCTCCTCCCGCCGCGTATGACAACGACGCAGAAGAACGCGCTCACGCCCACCGCCGGGATGATCGTGCAGGACACGACGCTGGGGAAGCTGCAACAATATCAGGGCAGTGCGTGGGCTGACATCGGCACGGGGTCGGGCGGCGGAGGGGGCGGTAAAGTCACGGTTCCCCAGCACGGGTTTAGCGGCACGAGCGCCTTTGCGGCGAATGACTACATTCTGCTGGGTTTGTTTCTGCCCGCTGGTGCGGTGGTAGATCGTGTTGGTATTGCTTGGGCTGCTGCGAACGCCACCGCCAAGTGGGCTGTGGCAATATACGGCGGAACGCTTACGACAGTCACGACCAACTATGTGAATGATTCTCTAATCACCGGTACGACGGCCAATGTCGTCAACTGGGCCACTCTCACGTCAGCGTTCACTGCTCCCGCAGACGGGATTTACTGGATTGGGGTGTGGTGCGACACCGCGGTTTCCGTATGGGGTACAACAAACCACAGACAGGCGTTTTGGGCCGACGCAAGCCGAACGGGGGCTAATAACCCGGCCGCTAGTTTCAACACCAACGGGGCTGGAACTTATGTGTCGGTCAAATACCCGTGACAGATAAGCGCGTTAAGCTGCTCAATTTCGTGGTGAACCAGCCAGAGGTACTCACCAGCCTGGCGCCCGGCTTCGATCATGTCGACCTCGCCCCGTTCTTTCGCGATCACCGTAATGTCGTTCTCGGTAATGAGCACGGACTGTTGTTGTTCGGCTGGCGCGGCAACCACACTTACGAGATGCACTACCTGTTCACCGCCTCCCTACGCGGCCCCGACGTGCTCAAGGCGACGAAGATGGCGCTTCACACCATGTTTACAAGACACGGCGCGGCTGCTATATGTGGCTCTACGCCTCGTGAAAATCGCGCCGCTCGCGCGATGAACCGCGCTCTTGGCGCCCGGCCCGTCGGCGTATCCACGGACTCTTTGGGCCGCGCCTGCATCGACTACATACTTGAGCGCGACCAGTGGGCGATATTATTGGCAGCGTCGTCGGGGGCATTGGCTCCCTGTTCGGCGGCAACAGCAGCGACAAAGCGGTCAATCAGGCCGCTCTAACCGGCTTCAACTACCTCAAGGGTAATAATCTCACCAATCAGGTGCAGAATGACGCCGTAGGCGCCAGCCAGCAGGAAGGCAACATCAGCAACTCGCTGTTGCAGTTGCTGGGGGTGCAGCCGATGACTGGTCAGACCCAGAACGGCTTCAACAACTACCTGAACTCCACCGGTTACAACTTTATGTTGGACTCGGGCTCCAAGGCGATCACGGGTAATGCGGCGTCGCGCGGCATTCTCAACAGTGGTTCGACAGCCAAGGCGTTGACGCGGTACGGCCAGGACGTCGGCACGCAATACTTCAACAACTATCTGAACCAACTTTCCGGCGCGAATAACGTTGTCAGCAACCGCGTGAACCAAGGGCTCACGTCGACCGGACAGATGGCTGCGGCCGGCACCAGCGGCGGCGGAAACGCGGCAAGTGCAATGACGTCTGGTAACGCTACGCAAGGGGCGAGCGGCTTCGGCAACATGATCGGCAACGTCGCCAGTCTCGCGACTATGTTCCTGTAGGAGACCGCCGTGGACATCAGCAAATCGGTTCAGACGGGGATTGAATCGGCGCAGGCGCTAACCGACCAGCGTCGCAAGACGATGGCGTATAACGCCCTGCAAAAGGTCTACGGTGACATCGCGGGCGATCCCGCGGCTGCGCTTCAAATGCAGACGTATGGCTTCAACGACCAAGCCAACCCTCTCAAACTGCAAGGTATGGACCTCGAAAACCAGGGCGCGAAGCAGACACTCGACTACAACGCTCTCGCCAACCCGTTGAAGCTAGAAGGTCTCCAGCTCGGAAACACCAGCCAAGATCTGACGAACCAGAAAACCGGCTTCGACGTCGCGCACCAGGGCGAAGCTTTCACCAACGATCAGGCGCAGAAGAAAGCCCAGACCGCGGCGGAATATGCCGCCGCAGCCAGCTCGAACGCATCAACGGCGAAGACACAGCAGGAAACGGCGTTCAGCGCCTCCGACCGCGCCGCCCTCGCGGGCTCGTACATGGTCGGCGCAATGATCGATGCGCGCAAGAAAGGCGCGACGCCGGAGCAACTGACCCAACTTTACGACAAATACGCGCCGCAAATCGGCAAAATTGACGCTGTAGACCCGCAGCATCTCGCTATGGTGCGCCAGGCAATCGCGACCGATCCCGACCGCGCCCTGCCCTTCCTACAGCAGCAGCTATCCGGCGCGGGCAGCACGCTTGATCCGCAGACGGCCGCGTTACTCGGCACTACGTTCCTTCGCACCGGGATGATGCCCTCGCTGGGGCAAGGAAAAGCGGGTACGGCGAACCGCATCCTCGTCGCAAAAACGGCCGCGCAGCAGGCCGCGAGCGAGGGTAAGACGGGCGACGACGTCGTTGACGAACGGCAGACTTACAAGTCGCGGCAAGCGTACCTTACCGATCTCGCGAAATCGTCTCCTACATCGGCCGGCGGGCTTACGCGCTCGGCGGGCGCCGTGCTCGCTCACATGGATACGCTGGACCAGTACATTGGTGCGCTTCAGAACGGCGACGTTCGCGCGGCCAACAGCCTGAACCAGGAGTTCAAAAAGCAGACCGGCAAAGCCGCGCCTACCAACTTCGACGCCCAGAAGATCATCGTGACCGACGAACTCACGCGCTATCTCATCGCGCGCGGCGGCACGGGCGGCGATCGCGCAGAGATGAAGGACCAGATTTCGAAGGCGAGTTCACCTACGCAGCTGCGCAACGTCATCAACACTTGGAAAGACGACATGGTTGGGCAGCTTGCAGCACAGCGCCAACAGGCCGACGCCTTCAAAGCCACCGACCAGTTCGACAAGCAGCTTACGCCGCGCGCGCGCGAACTGCTGAGCAGCCACGGCAGCGGCTCCAGCGGCGGCGCGGACGGTTGGAAAATCGAAGTGGTGCAGTGATGCCGAAATATCGGATTACCGCACCGGACGGACATACCCTCGAGATCACAGCGCCCGACGGCGCGTCGCAAGCCGACGTGTTGGCGTATGCGCAGAAGAACTACCAGCCAACAGCAGCGCCAGCCAACGGGCAAGACCAGGGTGCAGGCGGCGCGTTCCTCCACGGTCTCGCCAACACTGCGACGTTCGGACTCGCCGACAAGGGCCTCGCCCTTATGGAGTCCGGCCTCAGCCACATAACGCCCGGCCCCAACGAGAGCTACGGTGACGCTCTCCAGAACGTGCAACGGACACAGGGCGCGACCGCCGAAGCTCACCCCATTGCGAACATCGCTGGCGACGTGGCGGGCGCGGTCGGCACCGGCTCTGCGCTGGAGCGTGGCGCTGTTGCTGCGGCCTCGCGCGTGGCACCCAACGCGGTTAACGCCGCGCGTGAAGCTCTGACGCTACGCCGCGGCCAGACGGCGGCTAACCTCGCACGCCTCTCTGCCCGCGGTGCAGGCACCGGCGCCCTATTTGGCGGCGCGCAGGGCGCTGTGGACGGCGCTGGTAACGACGGCGTAACCGGAGCGGTAGAGCAAGGAGCGGAAGGCGCTGGGCTTGGCGCGGCTGTAGGTGCCGTTACAGGTCCGCTTGGCGCGGCTATTCCCAAGGCCGCGAGCGCGGTCAAGACAGCTTTCAGCGGCGTTTCCCAGCGCGCGATCAAGGTGCTTGCCGACAAGCTCGACGAGACGCCCCAACGTCTTATGACGATGATCTCGGATTTCCGTAACTCCACCGGCCGCGCGCCCAGCATCGCCGAGATACTCGGCGCCAAGTCCATCGCCAACGTCTCGGACATCCCGGCCAACTACCAGGAAGCCGGCTTGTCAGCTCAAAGTGCAGCAGACGCCAACG